GGCTTAGCACATTTTATCGCGCATATGCCCAGCGATCACTCTATCCACGGCTTGCCTCAGTTGAGAGAACTAGGTCGAATCGAATGCTGAGCCATCCAAACTGAGAGAGACCCAGTGAGACTGGACTCTGCTTACTATCAGATCCTTGAGTTCCGTTTTTTTCATCCCTTATATGTATCCGGGATGAGACGAGCGAGCTGACGGCCAAATCAGGCCCTAGACCACTGTAGCGAAGTTCTTCCCCTGATCGAAAGGCACCTTTATTGACCTGGGCCTGGACTCTTGGTCTAGTAGAAATCCGTCACGAATTCTTTCCTAGACCATGGGGTATCTTTCCCCCGATTTTACCATCAAGCTATAAGCGGGGCGGACTTTGGGCTTTCCACCTCTACCATTGTCTGCTGTGCCACTCGCATATTTTACTTTCTTGGCGACATCCCAGTCTTGTTTCTTGGCTATCTCTTCTAAGAAGCTCTAATGCTGGGTAGTATCAAAATCATTAAAAGGCATGTCTAGCATCCATTCGTTGACCATGACCTTGAGCTTCTACACATGTTCCGGACTGGGCTAAACCCATGGCGCCAAGTGGCGTTTAAACAGCGCGAAAAGTCTATTGTGAGGACTGTACTTAGCCCATTCAAACTCCCTGAGCCGTCCGGGACCGAAAATGATGTCGTTTCCTGTGGGGAGGGAGGGGGCCTAAAACCCTCTGTCAGGATAGTCGCACACCGCTACTGGATGTTAATCAAGCCACTTGCGCACAGCCCTGAGCACTCTGTCATAATACTGCTATTGCTTTGCCGGGATGTATACGGGGTTAATTCCCTGAATGTCGCTCGATCTCATCTCTTTGACCCCGTAGAAAGTGGTATAGACGGTTGGTGCTACTTCACGGTGGTCTTTTCCAATCTTACTTCCCTTGTAGTAGGAATGCAGTGCCTTTTTCAATGTCGGCTTCGAGTTGAGGCCGCTGATGTAGTCAGAGACTTGTTCTGACAATCCGGCTACTACTACCTAATCAGGGGTGTAGTTGAGCACAGCCCCCTGCCCTCTCACTCTGTCGATGACCTCCGGCTTCTTCACCCTTTTCGTATCCAAGAAAGTGGTGTTCCAAGGCCCATGGTATACCAACGCATAAACTATTCCTATCTCCAGGAACCACCCTTGTCGCCACACTTGGAAAAGTCCAGAGAGGACGTCTAGGGTCCGGTTAGAGGTGTTCATGGCCATCATCAATCCACGCATGGGTCTAGCTAAAGCCGCACCTGCCGCCACACTTAGAGCGAACCTCTTTGTGCTCTGTGGGATGTGGGGCAGGAGCGTGAGGCTGGTGTCCATTCTTGCAACCCCCTTCCTCAAACTATCAGAGTGCCAAAATTATAGGGTGTAAACGGCGCTCGTAGCGAACCTTCGCTTACTCCAAGGGGTCCTGTATTCCTCGTTGAACTTCTTCTAGACTTCCCGGAGACATGCACGGTCAGGACAGATCTCGAGACACTTCTTAACCAAGTCTCTCTCCGGATATCTATTGGCGAAATCCCGCAGATAATCGCCTTGAACCGAACCACTTATGGACACTCCTGGTGGGGATCGTAAGAGTTCGAGCGACTGCAGAACTAACATTTTTGGGACGCGCTTGTAGCAGTAACTGAGCCAGCCGCAATCAATGACTCGATTAGCCGCTAAGAGGTGATACGAATCGTGAAGGTAATCATTACCTTGGCCTGTCAACATGACCCTGACCTGCAAGGCATTGCTGTCTCCACGGGTGTAGACCTTAAAGTCACCCTCTCTGTTAGCCAACAGGTATTCTCCCGGGATAGGGAAGTAGTTGATATGGTTGAGGTAGAAAACTGCCGCTGGGTTCAGCGTGAGCTCACCAAGCGCCCCTGGTCGCTTGAGGTCGTGGCAGGAATCAGGGACAAACACGTGAGTTGCCTAATCAGCAACCTAAGCGGCATTAGCCAAAGCACCCCGAGAATCGGGCATCTACGAGTTAGCGCTAAAAACGGGTCGTTAGTTGAACCGCTAAGAAACTCGGCTGTAGGCGGCCACGATCTGGTCTCCAAACCGTTCCCTAGTTAGCTACACTGCAACTGGGTCTGCGAATTATATAGCTATAGCTCGGACCACCTCCAGGTTAATGTTGTCGGCACTTGATAGCGCCGAGCACAACTCACTCTTCCTGGCAGTTGATGGTAGCTTAGCCTCCTCCATGACGTCATTCCAAGTTCCCACCACTGCTTGCCAAAACGCTGTAGCCGCATAATTACGCTTTCCAGCAAAACAGACCACGGGTGATCTGTGATCCCGGACGTCAGCTATCATGTCTTTTAGGCCGTGCTCCTGGGTCGTATTTGACAAGTATCTAGAGAAGGGATGACCTGATGAAAACGGAAGCGATTCAAGACGCTGCTCGTCGGACAAGCCAGCGCCCTAGAGCCTGGCCATTTCGACGGCGGCTTTGTTCACAGCGCCGCGGAGCTGTGTTCTAACTCTTCCGTTGCAGACTTTGAAAT